CCGCTGAGCAGGGTGCCGAAGAACCCGCCGCCATTCGCTGCGCCCATGCCCGCGATCTTCTCGCCGATGATGCGGAACACTTCGGCGCTGAGCGCCTGCGCAGCCATCTGGTGCAGGGTTTGCACGAAGCTGCTCAGCAGGCCGTCCAAACCGTTGCTGAACGGGTCGAACAGGAACTCCGCGAACGCGTCTTGGATATTGCGCGCGGCCTGCTTGACGATTTCCTCGAAGAATACGGTGCCCTCTTTCTTCTTGTTGATCGCCTCGAGGTACTGGTCGCTCGCCGCGAGTGTTGCTTTCGCAAACTGGTCCTCGTTGATGGCACCTTCGCCGAGGAGCGTCTGGTAACGCGACACCGTGTCGCCCAGCACCTCGTACGGTTCGCGCATGGAGAGGACAAGCTGCTTGCCCTCCTCCATGAGTTCCATCTGCGCGCGCGCTGCGGGGTCCGCGGCCAGGAACTGGTCGGTGAGGTTCTTGATCCCGAGATCGAAGCCCTCCTGCGTCAGGTCGCCGCTGCCCAGGGCGTCCTGTAGCTCCTGCACGCCCGTTGCCATTGCGCCGAACGGGTTCGCCTGCTCGTTCAGCTTCTTCATTTCCTCGAGACGGTCGAGGTACGCTTTCGCAGCCGGGTCCGCCTTGTTGTAGGCGTTCGCGGCTTCGGTGATCGAGAGGTTGTATTGCTCGGTGGTCAGCAACCCAGCACGCATCGCGGCGTCGAGCTTCTTCACGTGTGCGTCGAGCACCTGTGCAGGTGTGCGCACTGCCTCCGCGGTTTGTTCCGCGAACTTTTGCAGCTCCTCGCGGCGCTTCTTCGCGGCCTCGAGTGCTGCGGCACTGGGGCCACCGCCCCCGCCGCCATCCGGTTTCTTGTCGAGGTCCGCCAGCGCTTGGCGAATCTCCTTGTCCTGTTGGAACTGCGTGCGGCGTGCGTCCAGCGAGTCCTCGAACGACATGTCTTCCTTGCCGAAGATTTTGTCGAGCTCCGCCTGTTGCTTCGCACCCATGTTGCGCAGCGTGTCGCTGTCGAACCACTCCGCGAACTTGTTGATGACCGAGACGCGCGTCCGGTTACCGGACTCCATCATTTCCTCGGGGCTGAGGATCTTGCCAGCAATGTGCCCCATGATGCGCAGGAATTGCGACGCCTCAAACGCGGCGCTGAACCACGACTCCGCGTTCGTGTCGATGGCCTTGGACAGGTCGGACATCCCTTGGCCCAGGGCGCTGCTGAATCCGACCGCCTTGTCGAACTCACCAATGAACATGAGTGTGCTGTTCGCGAGCTGCTGGAACCCCTGTCCAAGCGTCGGCAGTGTCTTGCCGAACTCCGACTCGAGCACACCGGCCTGCGACTGAATGGCCCGCACGACCGCTTCGCTGGTGAGCTTCCCTTCCGCGCCCAGGTTGCGCAGCTGACCAATGGTGACGCCCATGCCCTCCGCGATCGCGCGCGCGAGACGGGGCGTCTGCTCGAGCACCGAACGCAACTCGTCACCACGCAGTGCGCCGCTCGACAAACCTTGACCGAGCTGGATGAGTGCAGCTTCGGCTTCCGTGGCGCTGTTGCCGCCGATTGTAATGGCCTGGTTCACGGACTCGGTGATACCAATCAAGTCGCGCTGCGACAGCCCCAGCTCCTCACTCGCGCGGTGCAGGCGCGAGTACAGGTCGACGGTACTGCTGAACGAGCTGCGCGTGCCCTGGGCTACGTTGAACAGCTCGCGCTGGACGGTGCCGAGCTCTGCGGAACTGTCGGTAACCAGCCGCAAGCGGTTCTGGAGAGTCTGGTACTGGTTGATCTGCTGGATGATCCCGGCCGCGGTAAACAGTGCGGTCAGGGGTCCCATCGTCCCAAGCAGCCCGCGAGCCGCGCCGAGCATGCCGGACATCCCGGACGCCATGCGCTGGAACGCACCCCCGGCGCCCGTGGCATTCTTGACGATCCCAGCGAACCCACGTCCGGTGGCAGCAAGGCCCGCGCTGAGTTTCGTTGCACCGGCTTGAACGGTACCGAAAGCCCTATTTGCGAGGGCGGCCCCTTGCTGGGCTAGGCGGGCGTCGATTGCTACGCGGAGGGTCGCCACTCACCTTCACCTTGTTGCGGCCGTCATGGATGAACTGAATGTACCGATTATCTAGCTCCCTGCATAGGAGCGCTAGGATCATCGCATCTTCCTGAGCCCAGCCGTGCAGCGTCGCGAACGCGACAACCTCTGAGTTCGAAATGGGAACCGGCCTGCCGTCAAAGCCGTTGGCCCGCGTGCGGTCCAGGCACAAGTACGCTTGCCAATAATCGTCAAGGTACTCCGGGACGACCGGCCGATTCTCGAGCGCTGCTACTCGTACACCGCGGGCTTGTAGCTTCTCCAGGCGCTTCACTTGAGGTGACCACTCCGCCCACCAGAGCATCACCTCTTCTAGTTTTTTGCGGCTTCCTCCAGCTCGATGTCCCGGAAGTTGGACATCCGCTGCGACTCCTCGACGACGAAGTCGCGGAAGTCGTGCAGCTCCGGGTCGCTAAGGATTTCGATGGCCTTGTCGACGCTGTACTCGACCGGCTCACCCTTGTCGTCGGTGAGGCCGACCCAGCCCAGCAGGATGGTCTCCGCTATCACGCGGGTGTGCATCTCCGCTTCCTTGACGAGGTCGACGTTGCCCCTGCGGTACTGTTTCCAGTTCGGTCGCTGGAGCTCCATGAGGCGCATCGTATAACGCGGGTTGTTGATGCGCGCGACGAGGATCTTAACCCCCTCCGCAACATCCACCCACGTACCCTGAGTCTCTTTCTTCGGGTTGGACCCGAAGTGCTTTTTCAAATTCATGAGCAGAACGCTCCGATCTTCGACGTGGTTTTCACCTGCCCGACTTTGAACGTCACAGCGCTCCGCGGAACCTCGTAGATGTCCGGGCCGCTCTTGGGGAGCAGCACAGTGCTGCCGCACGCTGTGCCGATGGCCACCGTCCCAACGTTGCGAGCGACCCAGTAGTTCCCAGCGGTGCCGCGGATTTCCAACGCGGTCGTCTGCACGGCTGTCACCCCAGTCGGCGGGTTCGGGATCGAGTCGCAGGTGGGGGTCAAGCTGCGGGTGTCACTGGGCACGACGATGGTGGTGGAGGTCAGGACGGACATGCTCGAGTCTGTCCCCGCGGAGTTGTAAGCCTTGACCCCGAACGACCGGGGACCCGCAGGAAGGCTCTGTAACGTCGTACCGCTTGCTGTGGGGTTCGCAAGCACGGTGGGGGTAGCGGTGGGCACCCCCGCAGCGGTCGGCGCGTGGTAGACCTTATAGCCAGCCAGGTCGGTGAGCGGGGTGCCGTCCGTGTTTAAGCTGGGCGGGGTCCAAGTCAGGTTCGTGGGCGCGGCAGCCCCGTCGCAGCGTAGCGTGTACGTGGTCGCAGCGTTCATGGTCACTACGGTGCTACCGCTGACCGCTTTGTTGCCCGACCAGCCGTCGAGCGCAGCGCATCCAGTCGCGCCGCTGCTGGCCCAGGTCAGTGTAATGCTGCGCGGGCAGGTGCCCGTCAGCGGTGTGGCAGTGTAGGTGGTGATAGACGTTTGGGCGCTGGCAAGTCCGGAAACAGACAGCAGCGCAAGCAGCGCAATTCGCATGTTCATGTGGCCTCGAAGAAAGGGGGCCCCGTAGGACCCCCTGTTGGTTTTTAGAACAGGACAGAACCGACGAAAAAGCCGACTCCTGCGGCAATGAGCATTTCGATCTTGTGCTCAGCAAACACCGTGCGTACACGGTCAACGATACCTTGCCAGTCGATCATGGTTACCTCCTCAGTAACTTGGTTTCGGTTTAGGCTTACGCGGTTTCCGGGGCTTCATTACGCCGGGAACCGATTGATCGCGAACATGTAGTTCAGCGTCGGGTCGCGTCGACACGCGAACTCGAGCTCCGCTACAACGTCCTCGTCGTTGCCCCCTGCACTTGCTTCGCCGTCCGTGATGCGCACGCTCGGGAAGTGGTACAGGTATGAGTTACCTTCGCCGTCCGTTGCGGTGAACGACAGGCTGAACGCGGTGTAGTTCGTGTAGCGGTCGAACATCGTGCGGTTGAGGAAGTAGGAGTTCAGGGTGCCGGTGATCTCGAACCGGCCCAGGCCGATTCCAACCGACGCCAAGCTGCCGATTGCGGGCTGCTGGCGAGGCTTCGCATCCACGCTCAAGCTGATCTCGAGGAAGTTGACGCCCGTTGCCGCGGCGCCGTTGATGAGTACGTTGCCGATGTTGTCGACCGCGTTCATCACATCGTTGGAGGCGGAGGCGACCGTAGGGCCGGTGCCCACGGTGGTGCCGCTGGAGGCGCCCTGCTTGCCCTCAAACGCGAAGTTGCCGTTGATGATTGATCCGGGCTCGATGGTGAGTTCGCCGCTGCCCACGCGCATGCCGGTGTAGGCTTGGAACTGCGCTGGGGAGAGGTCGCTGAAGTGCTTCTCAACGGTGTACGACTTCTTCGTGATGCCGTTCTTCAGCTGACTGGCCTGCATGCGGCCCGCAATCGCGGCGGCGCTGGGGCCAGCGGGGGAGATGGTGACCGCGTCGTTGCTCGCCTTCGCGGTGACGAGGTAGTAACCATTGTTCGTCGCGACCGACGTGCCGGTGAACTTGATGTACTGCCCGACCACAACGTTCGCGAAGGCGCCGGTGCTGGAGACTCCGCCGGTGCTGTTCGGGGAGTTGGTTGAGAACGTAAACGTTGCGGTGTTGCTTACCGTCGCTGACCAGTCGTTCGACAGCAGGCCCTCGAGCAGGTCGTCGTGCGCGCCGTAGCTAAGCTCGACTCCCACTTCGCCGCCTGCGGCGACGCTGGTCCGGACGATGTCCGCGACCATTCGGTCGCTGCGGATCTCCTCAGACGTCGCCGTCTCGGTTGTCTGCTTGAGGCTCTCCTGCGTGAACCGCAGTTCGGTGAGCGCCGATGCGGGCGTGCTGCCCCACGTGGTCTCCTCGACGTAGTAGAGCTGTACACTGCTGCTGTCGCTCATCGCGAATTCCTCATATCAAGCTATCTGACTGGTAGGGCGTTGATGCGCTAAACTGAGTCCAGGCATCGGTGGTGCCAACACGATCAACCGAAGTCGCGCGGAAGACAATACCAGAGATCGTCCGCGCCATAAAGATGTCCGCGAAAGCGTCGCACAATTCCATCGCGCGACCTTCCCCAGATCCAGCGGGGACAAATACGTCCAGCACAACGAGCCCGATGCGGCGGAACCGGCGTTGATTTCCCATCTCCACCTGCGTCTGCTTGCCCGGGATGATCGTGAGTCGAACCCAGGGCGCTTTCGCGGAGGTGAAAGACGCGGGGGTCCGCTCGTCCGCGAAGCAGTGCGGCACCGCAGGGGTAAACTTCGCGGGCCACAGGGCCTCGAAGCGCGCGCGGATTGCGGAGGTGTCTGCGGCGAACATTTACTCGACCGTCCCGTAGGCTGCATTTATCTCAGCGAGGCTCAATCTTACCATACCGTTCGGAGCTTGCTTCGACCAACCGAATTCGAGCCGCACGATATAGGGGAGATTGTTGTACAACCAGATCACGCCGCCCGGCTTGGCGGACGCCATCTTCGAGACACCCGCCGCCAGGGTTGTGCCGCCGGTTGCATCCTCACCGCGAACCTCACCGCCGCCCGGTGTGCCTAGCGACACTTGCCAGTTGGCGCGGGCGCGTCCGCCCACGTAGCCCGCTGGGGCGCCCGCTGGGTTTTGCCACAGGGAGGGGTTACCGACCGGCGTGCGAAATATGATCTTAGACAGCAGGTCCAGCGCCATCTTTTTCTGAAGCACAAGAGCGCGCTTCGGAACGGTGACCGCGAAGGCGTTGATCTCCTTGTTGAACTCGTTGAGGTTCGTGACCGACGCGCCCACATTATTTCCGCAGGTACATCAGGTACGCGCAGCGCTCCTGGCCGCTCCACTTCGTGTCAACGTGCACGATCTCCCACGTGGTGCCTTGATGTATTACGAGGTCGCTCTGCGAGTTCGGTTGGATTGCGAGGTCCCCAGCCGCCACCATGCAGGTCGAATCACCGACCTGATAGGAAGCGCCCTTCATCCGCTTTTCGTTGCACGGCGTGGGCGGGGAGATGAGGACGTTGTAGTCGGTGTCGGTGTCGGTCACCGTGCCGGTGGTCGCGTTGTGCACGCTGACCCGGCGGCGCAGGACCGCGGGCGTGCCGAACTGCGCGATCAGGTCGATCGCTAGCGGAACGAATACGTTGTCGAGATAGCCGGGCACGGCTAGCTCCGCACGACGCTGCCGTTGGCCCCGGTCGCCTTGAGGAACGGGAGGAGGAGCTGCTGGCTGTCCCA